CACTGGGAGACTAGAGAAGTAAGAGATGATAATCAGAATGTAGTTTTAGAAGCTGGTATTATAATTGAACTGTATAATAATACCGCACAACAGAATCAGTCTGGATACTATCCTAAAATTTTTAATGCAACGACAAATACATATGAAACCTGGTCATTTACTTATATAAAATCTGCAACATATAATGATCAGAATGAACTTGCATCATCAGTAAATGTAACACTTTCTGCTGCAGACAACTTAAATAAAGTTACTAATAGAGAATATGAATATGAACTAAATGAATTGAAGAGAAGTATCTATCTTCCAACCAGAAATGCAATTCGTATTATGGAAGACGAGATTGAAAAACTACTTGCTTATGATACTGCATATAAGATAACCGACGACGGATATAGAATATCAGAAAAGCCATAAAAAAGGGGGTCGTAAGACCCCTTTTTTATTACTCATCAAACTCAGCAAGGTTTGCGAAGAAACTCAGTGCATCGTCATCATCACTTGACGTTTCGCGAGGTTTGATTTCCTCACGGACTGGTTCTGGTGCAGGACGAGAAGCCATAATGTCAGGTGAGTTGAACCCACGACCTTCAGACATATCCTCCAGTTCGTTCTCCTCAGTCTCCATGTCAACACGAGGTTGTTTCTTAGTGTTCAACACAGTGTTCAGACGTTTCTGAAGTTCTTCGTAAGTTTTGAAGTTAGAAGGATCAGTGAACGCAGCAAGAGAGTGAGTCTTGGAATAGATTTCTTCCAGACGATCATCAGCAAAATCACCAAGAGTTGATGCAGATGCAAACTCAGAAGAATCATAGTTCCAGTAACCTGCAACCTTCTTGATCTTCAGTTTGAAATCAGCACCCTGCCAGAAATCAAAAGGATTGATTGGACTTTCATCCTCAAACTCAGGTTGCATAGCACCGATGATCTTGTCGTAGATCTTCTTACCAAACTTGAACAGGAATACTTGTCCCTCGTTCTCAGGATGGAGAGGATCACGAACAACATAGATGTTGCTGTAGTAAGACAGTTTACGTTTCTGTTTACGTGCAATCTCTTTGTCAGAATCACGACCACTGTTCCACAGTTCGCGATTCAGTTCTCCAATAGGATCAGACTTGTTAATCGTAGTCAGCGAGTTTTCAATATACCATCCACCAGGACCTTGGAATGCATGACTAAAGACTTTAGCCCAAGGAAGGTCCTCTCCTTCAGGTGCAGGAAGGAATCGGATTACTGCATAACCATTACCCGACTTGTCCAGTTCTGGTTTCCAGAAGCGATCATCACTAGAAGATCCTTGTTGAGTACTAGCAACCTTCTCAAGTTCGCGAGTAAGTTTCTCAAAGGACGAGTTGGAATTTTTCTTAAGTGCAGCAAAAGACATGTGTGTTCTCCGTATTTGTAAGTATTTGGCCTTTGTGGTTTTGACCACCCAGCTATTATACCAGATGGACGGGGGTCAGTCAACCACCATTGTGCATTGACTGTTTCATCTTCTCGATGTCAGACTTCATCCGACGAAAAGACTCTAGTACATCTGTCTCACCTTCCATAGCGACGAGGGGAAATGATTTGTTTAAGAAATCGACAAACTCCTTAGCGTCCCCAGCACCAGAATATTTTGCACGAAAATAAATCATCTCCTGTAGTTCGATCATCCGAGATATCTTTGTTAGATATGAATCAAGACCTTCAGGACTTTTAAATTTTGCAGACCCCATGAGATCCACAATATCCTCATAAGTCTGCATCATCTCTGTCGCTTCGGCGCGAACTATTTCGTTATCGAAGAATTGCATAACTTTAACAGAATACTCTTATATTTAGACTTGTCTACTGACAAGAATGGTTCGTATTTTACTACCTTCTTTTTAATCTCAGGCCAAACAATGGGATCAGAAATGTTAGAAGTAAAATATGGAATGTAGTTAACCAGTGAGTTTAGAATCACCATGGTCTCTATACAAACATTACCAGATAGATGTTCTTTCAATATGATTGGGTGTTGCCCATCATGAATTTTGAATAAAGATTCAAAGCTTTCATTATCATCTATGAGAGATTCTATCTCTTGTTTAAAATTAAAAGACATACTCTGAATCTTGTTCTTCCAATCAGCGTATGTCTTAGATTTGTGAATAGATATATTTCCAATCCAGGTACTACCGTCCTGGATAAAATGACTTACAAAAAACTCTATAATCTCTTCACGATTAAATTTCTTTCCGAGTTTCTTGAAGAAGTATCTATCATTTCTTTTTTCAAATGAAGATAGACTCGCTCTAGACTTACCATTAAAAGTAAAGAAGTTGTAATTATCTTTGGTGAAATGTAGCTTTAGAGCGAGGTAAATCTTATAAACCTCGTACCCTTCCATATCAAATAGGGAGTTTAGCCCTGGAAGATTTCTTCATGAAAGATAAACGTTGTGCATCATACTTAAGTTTTTCTTTCAATGTTTTAGATAACAGTTTTGGAACAGACTCAAATTCAATCTCATTCTCCTCACAGAAAGTAAGAATAGCTTCAATGTAATTTAGTTCACCATTACTGGTTTTTACTATGTTCTCAATCTCCATCGAGAACTTAGCGGAAGTCATAAACTTCTCGTCAAGAACTTCGTTGATAGCTTCTTTACTTTTATTCATGAGCAAGCTTCCACTCTCGTATATACTGAGTAAGTTTTCTAATGTATTCTTTCTTGTGATACTTTTCATAGACGACGCATTCTCCATTTTCACAGGACATTATGATAACAAGTTTCTTGACTATTATACCAGTTAACTCGTATAACATGCAAGCGTATGCAACAGCTTGGACAAAGTAACCCTCAATCCATTCTTCAGGTTTAGGTTTCTCTGAAGTCTTAAAATCAATTACTGCAAGTTCACCGTTGTACTCAGCAATACAATCGACGGTTCCTGCAATTCCTAGCCTAAGACTATATAGGGGAGTTTCCAATGCATGAATATTATCTATGTTGTCTAACGTTGACTTAGCAAACTTAAATAAAAATTCTGATAATGGTTGAACCTTTGGTAGTGGTTCATTCTTTAAATAATGTTCGGTGAGGGTATGCATATCCGTACCCCTACTGGTAGCACGTCTTGTCTTTCGATTAGCAGCTTCCTCACCAACACGTGCTCTCCATGCGGCAATAGATTTAGCGGACTGAAAACTAGTAACTGTAGTGACAGAAACTAGTTTTTGATCCTGGACTTCATAGTATCTTTTACCATCAATAGAAACTCTATTTAATTTCGTTGGTAAATCAACGTTGACATGATTAAACATTAGAATCCCAAACTAATCTTACTGACAAGATAACTCTTGATTAGTCCAGAACGAACGATGTCCTCCACACCAAACTCAGTCATACCAAACTCATCCATAAGTCGAAGAATACTCATGAAATCTAGAATACCATTCTTCTCATTTGCTTTAACTAGATCAGTCTGTTGTACATCACCAGCAAAGATGATCTTAGTATCTTCACCAACACGAGTGATGATTGAATCTAGTTCATGGAAGTTTAGATTCTGACACTCATCAACAATCACAATAGCACGATCAAGAGTCGTACCACGAATGAATGATGTAGACCAGAATGAAATAGTTTCCTGAGTCTTCAGGTTACCATACAACATTTCAAATGAATTATCATCTGGCATCTCAAACATAAACTTCACCATATTCTTATAAGGAATCTGGTAAAGAGATGACTTATCTTCATGGTCACCAGGGAGGAAACCAATCTCTCTAGTTGACACAAGAGAGCGAACAACATACACCTTGTCATAAGGTGTATCCTCTTTGAGAACTTCTCGTAGAGCAAGATAGAGAGCGATAAACGTTTTACCAGTACCGGCGGCGCCATACATGAAAAGGTTTTTGTCACTCTCCCACTCACTGAATACCTTTTCTTGTGCAGGTGTCAATGGTTCGATGTCAACCAACATATCTGAGTTGATTGGCTTTCTGCGTTTCATTTGTTTCGCAGACATACCATTAATATCTGGCGTAGTTTTCTTTCTCGATCTTGGCATACTTAGAATCCCTGAATTGTAGAACCGTGATGTCCTTTTTTGATGTTATTGATCTTAGTCTGAAGATCTTTGGGAACTTTGTTCTTCCAGTCCCCAACTTCACTGACAGAAGAAGCACAACCCTGCGACCAGTCTTTGTCCCAGTCAGGATTCTCATCCTTCCAGGCACAATATTCTTTCATGGTCATACTGAGTTCTTTCTTCTCACCAGTGGTTTTATTTATTACTGGATATGTTGGCATAATTAGACCCAATCTGGTTTTCTGGACGGGTTACGAAGATAATTAGATGCAACCCAAGGTTTGCTGCTAATGTACATTTTGTAAGCAGTAATAGTATCAATGCTTGTGTCATGTTTAAATTCATCAGGCATTGCCCTCACAAATGGTGTATGGTCTGACCAAGGAGCCCATGGAAATAGTTTGTCTGCAACAGATAGTGTAGATTCACATGTATGTTTCTTGTCATATCGACGAGTATACTCTTGACATAACATTAGACCATGTAGAATCAACCACCTAGAATTTGATACAGTTTCATTCGCCCAAATAGTACATGGATGATTACGAAAAGCACCCTTCTCAGTTGCATAGGGTTTACCATCTGCTTTGGGAAGAGTTCCATATCCATGACCCCATTTGTCAGATGCAACGATAGAAAGCATCTGACAACACTCAAGTGGCATTTTAACAATGTGTTTGTCTGGAAGAACCTTTGCTGATTCGTTAGGACATTCGTCAGTTACAAAAATGTTCATAATATTTATGAGTCAGGAGTAATTCTGAATCTATGATCATCAGGATTTTGTTTCCTTATCTTTTTGATAATACCATACGCTTCTTCATATGTCAATGAATGATGATATGATATCCACTTATCATTTTTATGTACTTCAATCCGATACAGTCCACTCCAATGCTTCGGCGACTGTTGGGAACTGTTCGATGAAGATTTTCTTACACGATTCTGCGACTTCCATGTGTTCTTTTTGCGTTCCATTTGCAGACCTCAGAGAGATGTAATGGATCCACGAACGGCAAGAGCCAGTCATATAAATTTTAGTTGGTGTGCAGAGAGGTAGCACATTACGAGCACACTCTTTTGCAACACCATGTCCAAGCATTTGTTCATACAGTGCCATGGATGAATCAAACAGAGTTTGCATCTGCATCTCAAGTTTCTGTTGAACAAATGGATCCAGGTCATCGATACTGTTCTGCCTGTTCTTGGTATCTTGACGGCGTAGTTCTGGAAGAGGAATTACTTTAGATAGTTGAGAACTATCTGCATACCTCTGACTGAACTCTTGAAATGTAAAGCTACGATGACGAAGGATTTGGGCTGCAATAGCTCGAGTAGTTGAAACTTCAAGAGTCATTGTACTTTGTTCAAAGACAGACCAGTGATTGTGTTTGATACAATAACTGAGCAGTCGTGCATATTTATCATTGTTCTGATTTGATGGATTAGAAACCCTGGCGATATACGCCATGGTTTGTTCAGCATCAGGAGTAACAGAAATAAGTTTAGCAGTCATAATCATTTTTTCTTTTTGGTTTCCTCATTTGGATCTCTCCAAAGTTTAGGGTTCACTCTCCCCTCAGTTTGATTCATGGTTACAAAATCATCACGATACTTGTCCCAATAGTCATCAAAGATGTCTACTTGTTTTGCACCTGTAACGATGTCAAATTTAGTAACTCCACCTTCTACATATTCTACCATAAATGCTGTGTAAGGCAACGACCTATCCTGACACAGTGATGGATCACAATCCTTATGAAGAATCTTACAACCTTTTCCCATTAAGACCGATTACCCCACTGAATTTCTGGATACGCTTCCGAGATACATGCTTTAGTAATCTTATATCTTTTGTTGAGTTGTTTGTCCTTAGCAAGACATACAATCTTCGCTTCACTTTCGTGAAGACCTTCAAGAAGTTGAACAAACATCATCTCTCGACGAGTTTGATTCAATTTATCATTACCACCCTTGACGAAGTGAAATAGTTTCTTGTACTCGTGGAAGAGCAACGTGTGTTCTGTACCCTCTGGTGTGTCGTTAGGGGTGTATGGAACATCACCTACTGGGACCATACTCTTTACACTCTCATCATAAGCCCAGATCAAAATAGATTGAAGTGCTGGAGTCTTATACTTTACGAGCAGTGCAATCTTTTCTTTTTTAGTTTTAGCGTTAGAGATCTTTTGAAGAACTTCAGAGATCAATAGTTTTTCTACAGGTAAATCAGCCATAGTTAAAAATCCTCTATATCATTTAATAGTGTAGTCAGTTTGTTTTTTACGAAGTAGTCTACAGTAACTCCTCGTTTTACAGTACTATTTAACCGATTAAATTCTTGGACAATTTCTTTTTGAATGTCTTCTGGAATACAACTCAGATCAATTAGCTTTTTATTGCGTTCATAATTTTTCAATTGAACATCTGTACAAAAGCTTTTTGGATCGGATGAAATCCACTTGACTAAGTTCTTTTTGTTGATTGGTTTCTGTCTCTTACCAGAAACAAATGTGTCATCATCAGATAAGAAATTTGGAATACCATCACTGCGGTCACCTTTGATGATATGTTCCATCAAATATTCTTTTGGGTTGTCAAGAGTAATGTATTTCTTTTGAATTGGATTGTACTGAGAAACAAAAGAATACTTACTAAGTTGAAGAAAATCTTTATCACCAGACAGGATCAGAATTTTTTCTGGTTGTTCTTTCTGGGAATTGTTTTTAATCAATACGCTGATGATGTCATCTGCTTCTGCACCATAAACGTCCATTACCACATAGGGAAAATACGTTCTAATCTCGTCACGAATTTTGTTCAAACATTCAAAGATTGCATTCCAATCGTGAGATGATTTTTCCCTATCCTTTTTACGATTCTGTTTATAGAAAGGAAACTCTTGCTTCCTCCAATAAAATTTTGAATCATAACAAAGAACTAGTTGACCATAGTCTCCACCAAAAGTTTTTTTGTAGTGCCGCAAGGCATTTAAGACCATGTGTCGAACTAGGTTTTCATCAAGCCCATTACTAGTTTTCACTTGCATCATCAGGTTACTGATCATGCATTGATTCATGTCAACTAAAATCATAATTAGTCCTCTTCGTAATCCTCCTCGTCTATAAATCTAACGGACAAGAGTTCTTCGTTGATAAAAATTCCTTGATCATCTACCATTTCTGGATGTATGTTTGTGTTTGATGCAATTGTTGCCTCCATGAAACTACTGAAGTACTCATTACCAAACCATCCGAAAACAAATCCCAGACCGACACCCACTAGACAGAACAAAAGACTAAGCATAACTGTGGTTACTTCTGTCATAACCCCCTCCTAAATTTCTTCCTTGATGATTTTTATCTCCACTCGATATTTTTCTTTAAAGCAAGAAATTAGTTTATCTAGGTGGAGAACGTACTTTGGTTGTGGTTTAGTCTCTACGTTACCTCCACTTAACATAGCCCTTACGTTAGTATTTAGATACTTTTCGGGAATGTCTGTCATTGAATAACTTTTAGTGGGAAGTAGTTTGGAGAAACTGTTTTGGGAACGGACCTAGCCTTGTTTGGTAGATCATCGAATATCTTGGAACAATTGATATTGGTTGATGACAACACTGTTTCAATTGTTTGATCAATCTTCTTGATCTTTTTGATACCAGACAACTCTTCATCATAGTTGATGATCTTTGCTCCAGAACAAGAAAGTTTTTTACCTGTCAAAAACAAAATGTCATTAGTTTTTATGTTAATAAGGAACACTGACTTAGCGTCAATGATTTCCGTCTTAGAGACGGGAGTGTATTTTTCCTCACCTAGTATAACAGGCTTCTGGATTAAATGCAATGCCCTGACCAGCTGCTCTGGACTCTTCTTTTTCTTACGACGAACTATCTTTTTGGATTCTTTATATTTCTCTACGTCACTTATAAACCTTTCTAGAAGACACTTGAATTCTCTCAGTTCAGATTTCTTATAACAACCATAAGCCTCAACTAAAAATTGATCTCCATCAAGGGCACCATCAACCTCAGCAAGAAGGTCAGTTACAAAATGAATTTCCCCTGATGCATATTCGTTGATACTCTTTCTGTCAATGTCTTCTGATTGAAGATATTTGAAAAAATCAACACGAATTTTCTTTTTAGTAACTACATATTCATCAAGAATAGTATCTACAAATTGAGAGATTGTGTCTGTTCCAGTCATAGCAATTCTTCTTGTTGCAAGTATTGGAGTGTTTCTTTACACCCACCGATATGTTTTGTTCCTATTGATACCTGGGGGAACGTAGCGCCCTCACCAAACTCATCATAAAATTGAGACTTTGAAAAGTCTTTATCATACTTATACTCAAGGTAATCTATATCAACAGCTTTGAATAGTTGTTTAACTCTATCACACCACTGACAATTCTCTTTTGTGTAAACTACTGCTTGCATTCCAGACTCCTGTCTATAGTTTTTGCTATAAAATTTTTTGCTTTTAATTTTCGACCCATGTAGACTGCACCTTTCCTAGGATTTGCATCTCCACATGTAAAAACATCACATACTGCAGTACCATTCTCAGGCCATGTATGGATACTAATATGACTCTCTGCAAGAAGAGTCACTGCTGTTACTCCTTGAGGAGAAAACTTGTGAGACTGTGTTTTTAAAAATGTAGCACCCATGTGATTAGTTGCTTCAAACAAAGTCTCTCTTATATAGTCCTCATCATCCAGCAAATCTGGATCACATTCATACAAAGTAAAAAGTATGTGTTTCATTCACTCAGTTTCTTGGCGATAAACAGAGAATTTTTTTGTTGCCGACGATAGTTTTTAAGCATTTTATTCAAAGTAGTCACCCGTGCTTTTTCATATGCTTTCCTCTCGTGATAGGTCATCTCTGGTTCTTCTGGTTGAACAGGTTCATCTACCACTTCTTCTGCTTGCACATCA